CGTATTAAATGAAGAAGTTAAATCTACACCATCGTTTCTACTAATTGTAAATGTGTTAGCATCATTATATGTGAATCCCGTAACAAAGGTATCTCCACTACTACCCCCACCAATAGTAGATAAATCTACAGTATATTGTGAACTATCGTTTTTTATAAATGTTATTAGAGCTGTACTATTGTCATATGTACCACCAGTAGTGAAAGTGTCTGTGTATGGTAAAGAATATGTTGAAGCTGAAATATTGGCATTATAAAGTAAATTTATAAAACCATCGTTTGTTGAATTTGTTGGTTGTGTTAGAGTGCCTCCTGTAACATAAGTGTCTAAAGCACAATCTGTTATTGCACTACAAGGAAATGGAGCTGGGTCTGGTAAACAACCAATAAATTCGTTAGTTAAGTCTGTAATATATTGTGGTGGTTGAAAATTTCTTATCCTATCCACTTCTGGACAAGGACCATCACACCCAAAATATTCTTTAAAAAAATCAGACATATTTATATTTTCCCTAACCTACCTTCAGTCCAAGCTTTGTAATTTGGTCCTAGTGTATAAACAAATTGTCTACCACTCCTTTCCATTTGAACTATTCCAGCATTATTTATGGTCGCAAAAAACTCAGAGTTGTTACCAGGTCTATATTCTCTACCTATATAATCATAAAATTCTTTTCTAGTTTTACCTGGATTGTTTTTCACAAAATCAACAAAAATTTGGGTAAGTGAGCCTTTTTTTGGTGGGTACTTAAAACTTATCGACGTATTATGTCTACTTGGTTGCCACAATTTAATGTCTTGTTTTGTAAGATTTTTGATTGCTTCAGTAGACAATATTGTTCTTAAGTTAGGTAATAGCACACTACGCAAAAATATTCCTGTTGGGTAATCTATACGAAAACGATAAATTTTAATAATTTTTTTATTTAAAAACATTTCTTTAAAATGAGTAAACTTAGGTAACCCAAGTTCTTTGTTAGTAAATAAATCTCCTAATGACCAATCAATTCCATTTTCATGTATTACAAAAGAACCCATAGATGATGATGACATATCCTTAAGTAAATTATTTACTGATATAAAGTATTCATTAGATGGAAAAAAATCAACCTTAAAGGCTAAGTCGGTATTGTGTATTAGATATGTCTCCCCACTGGATAGTGTTGTTAATTCCCACACACCACTTTCAGTGTTGAATTTAACACCACCTTGATTTCTAATATCGTCATTTATAACATCAACTAATTCATCAAGTGTGATGTAGTCATCAATTTTTTGTTTTTCCACTTCTAAAGTGTACGTTTTATTTATATTGTCAACAGCTTCTTTAGGTAACATAGAAGTTATTAAATTAACAGTATTGTTATCAACTCTCCTATCCTCCATATCATACCAACTTGGTATTGGAAGAGGGTTATACTTAGTTGGAAAATCTTTGAAAAAAGCTAATTTAAATTCTTGATTATCTGAGGTTTTTTCTTTTTTTATAACATAATACAAAACTCCCCTATCCGTATATTTTTTAAAGTATTCGTCACTTTTTGCAGTTGTACACCATTTAGTTCCAGCACCATAATAACAAGATGATTGATGGGTTTTTGGTTTGATGATTAACCAAGTGTCATCTTGGTAAATAATATCTTTTTCTTTTTTTATTTGTTTTTCTTTTTCTTTTCTTGTAAGTACATTTTCTAATTCATCTACAACCCTTTCTAACTCACTCAAATATTCATATGAATTGATGTCTTTTGGGGATTTTTTTATTTTAGGACTTACATCTAGTATGTTGTACATGAAATCTGGAGTCAACCTATCCAAGTTCATATGGAATTTTTGAACTGCTGAGTAAACATCAACTGGGTTTATACCGTGAAGTTCACTCAAGTAGGCATTTATCATCCATTTTAAATATTTGTTATTAGGTGATGGGTCATTTTCTACAAAAAGATTAAACCTATCTTCTAGGTTCACACCTTGTAAAAAATGATGGTATGGACTACCTTCTTCAGTATAAGGCCAAGAATCACCTATTTCATTTTTAAAATATTCTTTAGCGTCTTCTAATCTACCCTCTAATATTAATTTTTTATATAAATTCATAATTTATTTATTTAAATCCTATATATGTAAAACCATTCACCATCATAAGCAATTTCATTTTCATAACCATCATAACTAGCTAAACTATTACCTCTACCATCATTTTGAATTATACCATCAATAAGGTCATCCACATCTATAAAATTTCGTAAATCTAAACCATAATCTTCAATCCAAGGCATTGGGTCATTTTTAATATCATCTAAACGATATTCAACCATATTATCTATTTCATCTTCAGGCCATTCATAATTGTCTTCATCATCTTTTATATTTTCTATTTGACTCTCCAATTCGGTAATTTCGTCCCATATCACATCATATTCACCGTCATCGTCAGTCTCTTCTAAATTATCGTTTAAATCACCTAAAATTTCTTCTAATTTTTCTATTTCTTTTTTAGCGGAATCTGTAAGTTCTCTATCATCTTCGTCTAGGTAAATTTCTGGGTTTTCTTCAATATCCGACCTAATCCAATCTTCTAAATAATCCGCTACTTGTACACCATCAACATAATATGATAAAAAATTATTATCAAAACCATCGAAACCAATATCATCAATTAATGATTCGTGGTATTCTTGAATTGCGTCATCCGCTTCTACGTCGTCACCAATAGCGTATTCTTCACCGTCATACTCAAAAACTGGTAGACCATAATGTGAATTGTCTTCGTACCATATATCATATACTGTAGGTTGATTTTCTATTAAATCAACCAATTCTTCTTCCAGTTCGTTTAATTGTTCACCATAATCTTGTGCCACGTCACCATCAGGGTCATTTATAACTTCTGGATTATTTTCCATTTCATTTTGTAAATCAACTATTCTATCCTCAATTTCTGTGATTTCTTCATCGGCATTTGAGAATCCACCTTCTTCTATTAGGTACTCCATTAAAGCGTTAGCTCTAATTCCTATCGAATCAGTATTCTGTGGATTCCACTCATCGTTATCTTTCCTAGCTTGAGCTGCGGCAGTCATTCTCCTTAATCTGTTCGCTCTTCTTTCTGCCCACTCTTGTTCTCTAGCTATTTGCCTTAAAACTCTTTCTTTTTCTTCTTCACTTATTTTTTTTATTTCATCAGCGTACTCAAAATTAAAATAAGTGTTAATACTTTTCATTAATGGATGTGATGTTATGAAATCAATTTCGTCCATATCAGCTAAACTTAGTTGTTTATCTGGTGCATCAAAAAAGGTTTCATCACCACTATAGTTTTTAAGTAACGCTACTTTGTAAAAACGGTTTGACGTTGGTAATGTCTTACTTAAAATATAAAATAATTTACCTTTTTGATTATAGTTTTTAAAATGATTTTCATTATCTCTTGAAGCCGTACACCATTTAGTTCCAGCACCATAATAACAAGAAGACGCGTGTGATTTTGGAACTATAACTTTAAAATCATCATCCTCATATACTGTTTCAGATTCTTTGTGGTCATCGAAAGACCTCCTACGTACATTTCTATTTTCTATTGAATTTACTAAATCGTCAAAAGATTTATATTGGTATAAGTCTTTTTTATCTAAACTACTCCTTACCTTATCAAATTCTTTTACCTTATCAGCCACAACATTAATCGGAATCGATTCGTTTTTTATAATTTTAGAAATCCAATCTAAATATTTGTGGTTAGGTGCTATGGAATAACTAGCCTCTATTATATCATCCCATATTTTTGGTGAAAAATAGTACTTTTCTTTTACTTTCGATATTCTATCTTCTGTAAGTAACATAATTTCTTTTTTTATTATAAATACTTATAATAACAGTATTGTATGAATAATATTAATCAACATATTACTATATTTAACGTACTTTTATTTTTGATGTCAATTATATTTTTTTTTAAGACAAAAAATAAAACACAAATCTTATACTCAAAAAAATTTGTAGATTCACTTAATTCAGAAATTGATTTGAGAGATTCATTAATATTGGATTTAAACAACCACATACCAATAGGTTCGCCGGTGGATAAAATTGATATAAGTAGCGGGTTTGGTTATAGAATACACCCAATAAGTAAAATTAAAAAATTCCATAATGGGATAGATTTTAGTGGCACTTATCGTGATACAATATATTGTACCGCTGAAGGTATAGTTACTGAAGCTACTTGGTTAGGTGGTTATGGTAACTGCGTTAAAATCAAACACAAAAATGGTTTTGAAACAATTTATGCACATTTAAGTAAAATTTTTGTTGTAAAAGGAGATAAAGTTAACGATAGTACACCAATAGGTAAAATGGGGTCTACTGGACACAGTACTGGTTGTCACTTACATTATGAAATATTATTTAATGGAAAACTAATTAATCCAAAAAAATATGTTTACAATAAGAATTAAATTACGATATTTATAATTAATAAAGTATAAATAAAAATTATTTAAAACAAAAAAAATTATGAAAAATGAGCTCCCAATGGTAGAAACCGATAATTCTTTAGAAATTACTTTGTGTGGAAAAGGTAGTTGTAAATGCCCAGCTGTTGATATTCGTACTGATAGAGACGATGTTATTATAGGTGGTAAAGAAGAAGGGTTTACAACTTTCACCAAAGAACAATTCCAATTGTTAGTTAATGAAGTTAAAAATGGCAGATTTGATAAATTCGTTGTTTAGTAGATGGCTTGTAATTGTAAAAAAAAATCTAAGGAAAGTATTGAGTCGGTTATCGAAAGATTAGAAAAACTAATTAAAGATAAAATCCAAGAACAGTTACAAAAAAAATAAGGTTTTATTGAAAGGGGGTTTAATACCCCCTTTTATTTTTGTATAATATTTATAGATATGAAATTAATTAAAACCATAGAAAATATATTAATGGAAGATAACCAACCAAATTGGATTAAAAGAATACTCAATTCTAAATCTTCAGATGAATTAGATGAACATATTAAATTATTTGGTGATGTTGAGACACTTTACAGTATTTTAAAATCTAAAGGTTTTGGTGATGAATTCTTAAGTAGTATAGCTTTTGGTTGGGATACGGATGATTTCTCAGGACAATATATTATAGACGCGTTGGGTGGTTTAGATAAGGTAACCACAGGAAAAGCTGACCAAAAATTATTAGATAAATATCTTTTAGATAAATACGTTTCCGAATACTCAGATTTAATTAGTCTTAGCGGTCAATTATACATAAATTTAAATAATGAACTAAAAAAAGATTTTTTTGGTGATTATCGTGGTGATTTCGATAACTGTTCTAACATAGCTAAGTATATTTTTAAAGGTAATTTTGAAAACTTGTATGATGAAAAATTATCTCATATGGTTTCTATACCAGATACAAGTGAATTGATAAATATGTTAACGGCCCAAAATTACGAAATTTTACTTACCACCATATTAAATAGGTTTGATGGTAAAGCAATTGATTGTGGTAGCAATGAATTTGAAGATTGGGTAGAAGAAGACAACATACAATTTTTTTATGACTCAACTGAAACTGATTATACATACGATAGTGGTGATAAGTTGTTTTATGTTGACCCGAATAGATTTAATAGTTTTTTCACATCTGATGACGATAGATTTAAATTTAGCCAATTATTGGATTGTTCTTATGAATTAATGGAATATCGTGACATGTTAATTGATATCTATAGAGAAACGTACGATAATATTATGATATCTAAATATTACAATGTTTATCATTATGAAATCGAAAGTTTGTTGGGAAAACCATTAGTTAAATTTAATAAAAAAGGTGAGGTAAGTTATGATGACAATACAATGTATAATATAACTAAACTTTTTTATGATGGAATTTACAATAATAATTTACGAGTAAAAAGTGATTGGGATGAATTTTTTGTTGATTACTTAACGGAGGTAGAAAATTTAGGATGCCCAGAAATTGAAGAACCTTGGTATGATGACAATGAAGTTTTAGAAAAGTTTAATAAAAATGTACAACTTAGTTTAAATAAAAAAATATAAATGTTTACGATTAGTTTTTAATTTTTTATCTTTAGTGAAAATATATTTATGAAAATAATAACACATAAGTTTAAAAAAAATTCTAACGAAATTGTTTATTTAGTCAACTTAGTTGATATTACTGGTCACCCACTAGAAAGTTTGGTAGCTGATAATAAAGAAATGTGTTTGAAACTTGCTGATGACATGGCAACAAAACATAATATAAGTACTATATTACATAATCATGGGTTTTCAATTTTAAGTTAAAATGTCACAAGAATTTTTAGATAAAAGAATAGAAAAAGTAATAGATAAATTAAGGATATCACAGATGGATAATGATGAAAAATCAATCCAAAAATATATTAATAAATTAAATGAACTTTGGTTAGAATCTAGTGAAGAGATGAAAAAAAATGCTAGAAAAGATGGTTTTGATGTATAAATAATAAAAAAATATTATGTTAGTAGTTGAAGTAAAAAATGGTAATGTAGAAAAAGCGATTAGAAAATTAAGAAAAAAAGTAACACAAACTAAACAACTAAAAAATCTTAAAGAAAAGAAAGAATACACCAAAAAGTCAGTAAAAAGAAGAAATGAAATACAAAAAGCTTCTTACATACAAAAAAAACATGGTGACGATTACTAATCAACATCAAACATAGGTTGGTTTGTTACCAAGTTAACAAAATCTTCGAAATCGTATTTTAATTTTTTAAAAGTATTGTTAAGTTGGAAAATAACCTTATTACCATCATCTAAATCGACCCCATAATACGCTATTTTTCTACTAGAACCGTCAGGTAATTTTTGATTTAGTTCATATACGGGTGACCAACTATTCTTCTTAGTAAAACCATTATCTAAAATAAACTTATTGACTTTTTTAACAAATTCAACGTCTTCTTTCCAATCAGACGATGATTTAATATCATTTAATAAATCAGACATAGCATTATCAATCATTTCTTGCCATTCATCACTAAAATCCCAAGATTCACTATATATTTCATATAGGTATTCATTCCCTAATAGACATAAGTTAGCGCCATCGAATAAATCACTTATAGTCTCCACATTATACTGTGATAATAAATATAATAAATTTTTTGTTGTTAAATTTATATAAACTAAATCATTATTTTCATATCCGTAGTCTAAATAAATTCTATCATCTATATATTTTTTTAATTGATTAAGTCTACTTTCACCCACACCATCACTTAAAGCTGACATAATTTCATCAGAAGTATATTGCCATTTACTGGGGAAATATTTTTCAAAAAAATCTTTAATAAAACCCTCCGGTAATCTATTACATTCTGGATTATCATTTAAGTCTTGGTTATACGGTTCAATAAACCTAATAAAATCTATTAGTTGATTATAAACTTCAATACTAAAATAACAAGCTACATAATTCAATTCATCGTAGTCTAATTCCTCATGACCCCAATAACCAACACCATTTTCATATAAATCATAATAGTATTTATCTTCATCACTAACACATAAAACATTATTAATCCAATCATCCTTATCTAAATATACAGTTACCTCATCACCATCAATATCCATCGTCTTTGGTTTTTTTGAATAATACCCATCAAGTGCTTCATCAAAGTCACCAAAATACTTTTCCAACTCCTCATAATTTTCTTCATTATCTTCGTCTAGAATAAAATTATATAAAGCTTTTGTAACATTATTGCTATCTTTTATATCATTTAGTAATTTTTCACTAAATTCCATATTATATTTAATTCTTTGTTCTAAACTATATTTTAACTTAAAAAAATCTTGTAAACTTTCATAATTACTAAATATTTCGTGTACCGATTTAAGACTACCCTCCCAGTCATAAGCATTTTTATTTGAATCTTCTTCACGTAATAATGGTATTTTACCGTCATCTATTATTAAAAAATCTTTATTTGATTTTTTAAAATCAACAACATATGGTGTACCACGAAATTTCCCACTGTCTACCATTCTTTTTATATCAAAATTACTACAATACTTGGTTTTAGGTACATTACAAATATCTTTATATGATAATATAACATATATTTGATAAGAATCGTTGTCTACTAAAACTTTTTTTCTTATACCACCTTCAGTATTTTTTTCTTCCTTTAAATTTTCTTTACCATATTTTTCCAAAATATCTTTAAGTAATATGTTATATAATTCTTCACCTTCATCATCAGTTAAACCGTATCTTTTTTTTGTGTTTTCTATAGAGTTACGTACAGTATCTTCAAAAGAACGATTTTGTTTTAATCGCCTAAGATTTAAACCACTTGTTTGAGCGTCTATTTCGTGAGGTTGGGTGTAGTAACTTAAACCTGTCAATGTACGGTCTATATTTTCTGGTTTTGTCCCGAGCAGTTCTTGTTCCGCATGCCTAATTTCATGTCTAATATATTCAGTTAAGTAATTTTCTATGTGTTCATAACTATCTGGTTCCATTAATGGATTTATCATTAAACCTATTTCTATGGTGTCCTCACCATCTAAATAATAAGCTTCTATGTTGAATTCATCATCTAAGTTTTCATCCCTACCTATAGTTAACTCTAAAGTAAAAACAAAATCATCAACATCGTAAGTTATTTCTTCAGAATTTAAATCTTCTGGTAAGTAATATGTTTTTGTTTTTTCATCATTTACTGATGAATGTACAATTCTCATAACATCATCTACCATCATAACTGTTTCGTCAAAAAATTCTGTTTGCTCATTCAAATTTTCTGAAGAATCTCCCATATCTTTTAATTTACCACCTAATTTTTTAATTATATGGTTAAATATATTTTTAGAACCAATTAAACCAACCCCAAATAAAATACTTTTTAAATAACCTGTTGGTGAACCTGGATTTATTAAACCTTGATTTATTAAGAAAAGTAAACCATCCAATATGGGGAAAGCTAAAAATGTAAAAGCTACTATGTCCACTAAAGAATTAGCTGTATAACCAATAGATTCACCTATCTTTATTGCTATATTCTCCACCGATTTCAGAAAATCTAAAACTGTTGACAAAGATGAAGACAAATCTTTTTCTCTGATTAGTTTTATTAATTTTTCTATTTTATCTTGATGTTTACCAACTAAAATCCACATAGCTGTGATGTACAATAAGATTATATCTTGTTCTGTTAAAGTAGGGTCAATCCCAGCCATTAATTGTTTTACGGCTGGTAACATAGCTGTTATCCCAGTACCAAAAGTGAAACTACCGTCTATTATGCCACCTAAATCTTGTAAGGTTTTTTTTACTACACCATCATTTTTTTCTATACGTTCTAATATTAATCCTTTTTGGTATTTAACGTGGTTTAAACTTAATTTCATTTTTACTTTTTTTAATAAATATTATCTTTAAACTATTTATATGTATGGAATTGTCAATAGGAAAAAATATTTTACCCATAGAGGTTATGGATACACCACGTAAAAAAATTTTGGGTATGATGGGTAGAAAAAATTTAGATGGTGGAATGTTGTTTACGTTCCCAAATATTAAAGAACAATCATTTTGGATGAAAAATTGTTTAATACCATTAGACATAATAATGATGGTAGATAATCAAGTTACTAAAATTCATCGCAATTGTCCTCCATGTAAAGAACAACCTTGTGATAGTTATCGTGGTAACGGCAACCAAGTTCTAGAATTAAAAGGTGGTGAATCAGAAAGATTAGGTATTAGAGAAGGTGATATTTTAGAATTTACGTAATAATTCTTTTTTGATTTTCCTAACAGATTCTTCCAAATTACCTTGAGATATTTTTTCTTTTAATGTTTTAACCATTTCGTTTTGAACCCATTTAACGAATTCTACATATCTAGTTGGTTTACTACCTTTTTTCTTAGTGTATTTACCCTGTGGTTCTCTTGTAGCTCTTGAGAAGAAGTTTAAACCACTAACATTAGTTATACATTTGTGGCCACCACTATTTGCTTGTATAACATCCCAAGCTGAAACTGTTATGTCATCTAAAACTTGTTTATCTTCTTCACTTAAATTTCTCCAAGGAGTATCTATTATTTGGACAACTTCCCCATAATAAGGTGAGTTTTTTGGAGGCATATTATTCAAATGGTCTTTATATAGGGCAAATAAATCTGATGTTTTAAAACCAACACTTTCTTCAGTAGCTTTAGTTTCACCAATTCTTTTAATTACTGAAACTGGTACTTGATGTTTTTTAAGTTGTGGTTCTATTTTAGATAACACTTCTTGTGCTATGTCAGCTAAATTTACCCCTTTTAAAGCTCTATCTACTTTAAATGGATTACAAGAAGCTTGAACTAATCCCATTGGCCAAGCTATAACTAGAAAATCAGCATCTGGATATATTTTAAATGGTGTGTAACGGTCATAAGAACCTGGTTTAAATAATCTTCCACCACCGTACTGTATTATTATATTCCCATCTAAATTTAGTTTATCACTTTTTTCTTGTGACCTAACATATGCTTGTTGATTTAAAGCCATTTGTTCTGGTGTTGCAAAATTTTCATCACCAGCTATCCTATTAATGTTATGGAATATATTCATAAGTGATGGTGTAGAACTCATAACTAAATCTTCTAAAAATCCAGGTTTGTTTTTATAAGCTAAAAGTAATTTATTTGTTAGTAGAGCTAACATCCATTTGTTGTTAGGTACCGTACCATTAGCGTCAAATTTTTTAATATAATTCATTACGTCATCTGGTGTTAAACCATGTTTCGCGTAATCAGCACTGTCAACCGTAGAAATTCTCATAATATCATCAGTGGTGAATATGTCTTGAGGACTAACTACTTGTGAAAGAGTTTCAACATTTGACCTAGCTCCCCTAAATTGTGTTGATGTTTGGTCTTCCACACCAGATTGACTATCGTGGTGGTCTGTGTGTATAATAAACATTGGTTTACCATGTGCGAAATCCACCAACACTGGCATTGTATCTCCCTCAGCTTTTGGTTTAGCTACTGAAAATTCTTTATCCCCATATTGAATTACGTGAGTATCAACCACATCTATCCCATATTTATTCAAATATTCTCTCATCGCTATAGCTGAAACAACACCATCTAAATCTTGATGGAAGTAAATTTCAGCTTTGGGATATCTTTTGGCTATTTTATTAATGTCTTGTATTCCAGATTCTTTAAGTATTCTTTTCATTTATATTAAAATTATACTTTATAAATACTTTTCTATTAATAATAATTTACTGAGACTTTAAATTTTTAATTTTACGTTTAAGGTACCATAATGCCTTTTCCAAGTCTTGGGTGGGCGGGTTATTATTTTTCTTACCATTCCTACCAATATATTTTAATACGTTAAATAGGTAAGCGTCTTTATCTAAACCCCAAGCTTCAGCTACTTTAACAACTTCATAAGTATTTTCTTCACCACCATAATGTTCTGGGTGGTCTACTAAGTTACTTTTATTTTTCTTCTTCATCTGTGGCAACTGGGGTTAAAACGTCCTTATATTCTTTTTCTAAATCACCTATTAATGTCAATACTCTATTAGTTAAATCTTCCACTTTTTTAACGTCTGTTTTTAATACACTAATAAGTTCTACTTTAGTTTCTATGTCACCAGGGAGCACCAAAACTTTATAACCAAACTGTTCAGACAATCCTTTAGCAAAAGCTTGAAGTTCATCTTGTGGTGGAACCCTTAATAATTGTATCACTAATATTGGTTCATACTTTTCATTTAATAAATTTTCTAATTTAGATAGTAGTTCTTTTTCTTCCATTTTTTTCTTTAATAATTAATTGATAAATTTTATCCCACTTCTGTGGTAAAGTTAATTCTAAATCTAAGATGGTGTCTAATACGTGATAACCTAACTTATCTGTAGCTATTAAACTGTCAGCTTTAGTCACATAATTTTCTAAAGATGATAGACCACCATCTTCATATATTTTGAGTATTATATCTTTTTCTAATCTTCTTTTGTGAAATGACATTTTTTTTTTGATTTTCTTTGTATTACAAAAATATTTCTCTATATTTGTGTTACAATCATACGAACAATAATTAATAAAATAAATAAAAATGAAAAGAAGAAATATGGAACCATTAACAAGAACATTTATCGAATCAGTTGCCCCATCAGTTTACGCTACTAAACCATCAAATAATGTGTCTGATAAATATACTTTTATACCCACAACACAAATAGTTGATGATTTGGGTAAAGGTGGGTGGCAAATTTATAGTGCTAGTCAAAGAAACTCTCGTTCTAATGCGATATTCGCAAAACACATGTTAAGATTTAGGAATGACGATATACCGATGGTTGATGGCATTGTACCAGAAATTGTACTAACTAACTCACATGACGGTAGAAACGCTTTTAATCTACACGCTGGTTTATTTAGGTTGGTGTGTTCAAACGGTTTGGTTGTTGCTGACCAAACATTTGAGAAAGTCAAAATTAAACACCAATGGTATAATTTGGAAGATATCCAAAAGATTACTGATAATGTTATCACTTCCGTGCCTAAAATTATGGGACACGTTGATGATTTCAAAAAAACTATAATGAGTCCAGCTGCTAGAGCGGATTTCGCTAAGAAAGCAATTTTGACTCGTTGGAAAGACGGTCAGGAATTTATCCCAATCACCGAAATTTTATCACCAAATAGAAGTGAAGACCAAGGGGATAGGTTGTGGGAAGTTTTCAATGTTGTACAAGAAAAGATTATTAGAGGTGGTATAACATATTACCTAAACTCTGGTAGACAACAAACTGTTAGAGAGTTAACCAACATTGACCAAAGATTGAACGTTAACAAAAAATTGTGGTCTTTGGCCGAAGAGTACGTATCCTAGAATTTTAATTATTTTAAAGACCCCACAGTTTGTGGGGTTGTTTTTATAAAAAAAAAATTATGCCTAATAATACTTGGGAGTTAATTAAACGTGAAAAAAATGAAGTCTTCAAATTAACAGAATACTTTGATTTTAATGAGTTGGACATTCGACTAGAATTGTCACGTTTCGATATTGGAAGGACTATTACATCCACACCTTATGTTAAAAAAACGAAATGTGGCAACAAACACGTAGAGATTGCTTATTTCACTAAAAAACCAAAACTTGATAAAGTTGTTGAAGAAAAACAATGGTTGAAAGATTCTTTTGTTTTATTTAATTCAGCTAGTGTTTCAAGAAATACAATAGTTTTAGAAAAAAATGAAGATAAAGTTAAACTTTCTATATTTAGATTTTACAAATCTAGGAAGGTTGGACATAAATTTTTCAAAAAAGTAAGTAACGAAATTCACCTAACTTTTAATAAAAAAACTAAAAATTTTTTTATAACTAAATGTAATTTTTTAAATAGACGAAGGAGTGTTGTAACTAATAAGAATAAATTTTCCGCTTTAGATACGTTAAAATCTGATATAGAAGAGGCGGTAAATAATCTAACATCGGGAACATTCACATCTGGCACAGTTTCACCAACAAAAAAAATAATACAAGAATTTTTGAATGAATTATCTTTAGAATTGAATATTCAACCATGCTTTGAAAATAACATAATTCAATTGGTTTTGAATTGGTTTATGAGAGTTAGAGGGATTAAGGCTCCAAATAATTACACACATTACATGATGTATCATTATCCCACAATAAGAGTACTTAAAAAAAATAAAATGAATCTTATTAGGTCTGTAATGCAAAACAACAATTTAGAAGGTAAGTTTTATGTTAAATTACTAAATTTAAAAAATTGTAATATTACTGATTTAGTTGTATTAGAAAATTTACTTGGTTCTAACTACATTAAAGAAATTAATTTAGACATACTTGGAAGAAGTAACAATTTTTTTGACCATGGCTTACTTAAAGGTAGAAGTAAGCATGACTTGGAAATTGAAATTAACACTAACTTAGATACATTAAATAAAAATGAAAAAAGAAATATTGTAAAAATATTTAATAGTTTTGATGACAATAATGGTAAACCATTTGATGGTTCATTTCTATCTGTATTGGTTGACCACATAAGAATTAAAAATAAGTTGATGGATTATGGTATATATAAAAAAATTAAAGCAAAAGACATACTTGTTTTTAATGATGAACATTATGAATGGAGTGAACTTTTAACTAAGTGTGAAAATAATATTATTACAGAGTACATATACCCTAAAGAGTTTTTGGAACATATTGAAAAAGAAATCGTTTTAGATGGAGAAACATACTTCGTTAAAGTATTGGAAAATAATTTGGACTATATTATGGAGGGTACAACACAAAATCATTGTGTTGGTACTTATGTGAATTCTTATAAGAGTATAATAATATCTGTTAGGAAAAATAATATAAAAGGCTTAGAAAGGATGACTTGTGAATTTTTGCCTAATTGTAAATCATCTAATAATAAACCTAATTTGGTACAAGCTAGAATGAAGTTTAACAATCAACCAAAAGATAATTGGGATGTGGTTAAAAGATTAGTAAGGAAAGAATTTTTAGATTATTGTTGTGTTAAAACTAACAAAATTAGACCGACCATTTCAGTAACTAACTCAATTAACAATCATGTTAAAAAGTTAATTTATGATGAAGAAATTGGACAATATGTACATGAAAAATCAAAAGACGAGGTGGTTAGTTGTGTGACATTTAATTATAGAAATGATAATTTAGATTTACCTTTTTAATTTTATTTATTATATTTTAATGTAAATAAACTGTTTTAAATATATAAAATGAAAATAAAATTAGAATACATTTGGTTAGATGGTTACGAAAAAACACAAAACCTAAGAAGTAAAACTAAAGTTTGGGATTACGACCCAATGTCAGACCTAAAGTATGTCACAAAAAGAACTATGGCTTATAATGGTAGATTAATACCTTGTGTTGAAGAATTACCTAGATGGTCATTCGATGGGTCTTCAACTAAACAGGCTGAAGGTGGTAATTCTGATTGTATTTTACAACCAGTTCATGTTATCATGGACCCACAAAGATTGGATGGTTACTTAGTAATGTGTGAAGTTTTAAATTCAGATGGTACTCCACATGAAAGTAACTACAGGCACAAATTAATTGAGGATGAACAATATTGGTTTGGGTTTGAACAGGAGTATGTTTTATTTAAAAATGGTAAACCATTAGGATTCCCAGTAGAAGGTTTTCCAAGACCACAAGGTGAATACTATTGTGGTGTTGGCAATGATAATACTATCGGTAGGGATATTGTTGAAGAACATCTACAAATTTGTTTAGAATCTAATTTGAATGTAACTGGTGTTAACGCTGAAGTTATGTTGGGACAATGGGAGTATCAATTATTTGGTGAAGGAGCTAAAAAGTCTAGTGATGAATTGTGGTTATCCAGATTCTTACTACAAAGGTTGACCGAAAAATATAATTTAAAGGTTGATTTTAGACCTAAACCAGTATTGGGTGATTGGAATGGTTCTGGGTTACATGTTAATTTTTCTAGTGATTTAACAAGAGAAGTTGGTGGGAAAGAAATGTTCGAATCTATTTGTTTGGAATTAGCTAAATCACATAATGAACACATGGAAGTATATGGTGAAGACAATCATTTAAGATTAACTGGATTACATGAAACACAACACATAGATAAATTTAGTTATGGTGTATCAGATAGGGGAGCTTCTATTAGAATACCAATATCTACAGTAGAAGCTGGATGGAAAGGTTATTTAGAAGATAGAAGACCAGCTAGTAATGCCGACCCATATAAATTAACTTATATTATATATAATACGTTACTGAAAGCTGAAAACAAATTTAGAACCATAGAAGTATGAAAATGAAATTAACTTTATTCAGTCAATGGGATTGTAAAACTTGTATCGCTTTGAAAGAAGTTTTGAATTCAGAAAATATAAATTACAAAACTATTGAAGTTATAAAAAATATAGAACTTTGGGAATCGATAAGGGAAAGTCAATCTAAAATTTCTAAAGAAATAATGTACACACCTACTTTATTGGTTGAAAAAGATAAAAAACAAGTATATATAGCCGCTGGAAGAGATTTTAATACACCAGAAAAGGCATTAGAGATTTTAAAACAATATTTATAGTTATGGAAATAAACGATAAGACATTTGAAGAAACCTTAAACAATAACCAAGTAGTTCTAGTAGATTTTTGGGCTGAGTGGTGTGGTCCTTGTAGGGTATTAGGACCAACAATAGATGAAGTAGAAAAAGAATTTGTTGATTCAGTTGTAGTAGCTAAATTAAATATTACAGAAAACCCAGAGGCTTCAACCAAATACTCAGTTAGGAGCATCCCAACAATTATAATATATAAAAATGGTGAAGAAGTTGAAAGATTGGTTGGTGTTAGAGGAAAACAATTTTACATAGATAAAATAAATTATTATTTAAATTAAAATATGAAAACTTTATTACTATATTCAGAAAACGGATGTCCTTGGTGTACTAAAATGAAAGAATTGTTGGGTGAAAACAATATTAAATTTATAGTTAGGGATATTGAGAGATATGACAAAGAGTGGGAGAGAGTAAGTGAAGAAGCTAATACTTTATATATTCCAACAGCTTGTATAGTAAATCATGAAGATAAAACTAGAACTTATTTGACACCAGATACAGATTTTGATGAAATCGAAGAGGGTGTGGAAAAAATTAAAAAATTATTATTATAATGGGTTTAGACGTTTCATACTACTCAAATGTAAAACACATACCATGGCAAGATGTACCACAAGATGTTAAACCATTCAATGCCGCGTATGATAAATGGGAAGAAGAGTATCCCGAACACTATCTTTACTATATAAATAAAAAAGGCAGCTATTTCCCCAAACATTTAGAAGGTTTAGAAGAAGGTTGGTATTTAGTTCCACGTAATTTTGGTAGAAATTCTTTTAGAGCTGGTTCTTATAGTTCTTATAACCAATGGAGAGATGATTTAGCTTTAGCTGCTGGCTACGAAGGTGGAGCTCAAGACGTTTGGTCAATGTATGATGAGTCAATAGTTGGTGAACCAGAAAGTCCACCATTTCTAGAATTAATTAATTTTTCAGATTCAGACGGAGTAATAGGCCCAAAAGTAAGTGAAAAACTATACAACGATTTTGTTAAATACGAACCTAAAATTAAGAAAAAAATTGATTTTTGGGAATTAAAGTTTGACCCAAATAAACAAGACTATAGTTTAGCTGAAGGTGAATTTTTTATTAACAAATATAACGAATGGAAAGAGGCCTTTAGAGTAGCATCCCAAAATGGTTTCGTTTCTTTCCATTAATACTTGTCTATGTGATTTATTTTTTTTACTTTTTATAAAAATTAAATATGAGTAATAGAATTATAACAGAGATTAGTGAATTAAATCCTAAAGCTATAGTTTTAGATGGACTCGATGAATCCATTGTTGGTATTGGGTATTCAAAAGATTTAGAACCTAGATTGGTATATTCTGTTGTTGGAATTATGGACATACTAACCAAACGAGACGGCATGTCAGTTCTAGAAGCTCAAGAATTTTACGATTATAATATATCAGATGGTTATTTTGGTGAACATGGACCAATATTTTTAGAAACTTACATATAAACAAAAAATACATAATTAGAATGGAATTAAAAGATTTGATGTACGAAGCATTAAAAAAACAATGTGAAGCTGAAAAAGCTGAAGCTGAATTTACTTTATATAATTACTTTAATAATAGTGTGGGTATAGGTGAACACCCACAACAAGTTGAAGAGGCTATGGTAGCTTTGGACAAACTGTCTACCGCTAAAGATAAATTAGATAATCTAGAATTATTTGTGGGCAAATATAAAAACCAATCTAGAAGAGCTAATTTATAAAAAAATCACTTTAGGGGCTTGACGGAAAGGATTTTTTTATTATAATTGAACGACACTTAACGATATTTAATATTTCTTAACTATTTATAATACTATCTAAAAATAAAAACTATGAATTTGGTAGATGCACTTCAGACACAAGACACAGTTACTGAGAATGGTATGACAACAAACTCATCTTCACTTAATCACTGTGTAGACCTATTCTTCCAAATAGGTGCCATGAGAGGTATGAATAAGAAAAGACTTATATCTAAGTTCTCAAAAGCTTACAACGAAGACGCTCTGACCGCTATGAAAATTTTATTTTGGGCAAGAGACGTAAGAGGAGGTGCTGGTGAAAGACAAATTTTTAGAGATATTTTAGGTTGGTTATGTGAAAACCACTGTGGTGTACTTTTGAAGAATATCCAACTAATAAGTGAATATGGTAGATGGGATGATATCTTGACTATTGTTGGAAGTACTAATTGTTGGATGGAACCACTTGAGTTGATTAAAACGGCTCTTGAAAATGGGGACGCGTTATGTGCGAAATGGATGCCAAGAAAAGGTGTTAAAGCTAATACAATAAGGAAGTATTTGGGAATGACACCTAAAGAGTATCGTAAATTATTGGTTGGTTTAACCAACGTTGTTGAAACTAGTATGTGTTCTAAGGAATGGGAGAATATTGATTATTCTAAATTACCATCCTTAGCCGCATCTAGGTACCAAACAGCTTTCCATAAAAATGACGGTGAAAGGTATAGGGCATACGTTGACTCTTTAGTTAAAGGAACATCAAAAATTAACGCAGGTGCGGTGTATCCTTACGATATAGTTAAATCTATTAGATTCGGTGACTCCAAAGTAGCTAACGAACAATGGAAATCTTTACCTAACTATATGGAAGGTTCTAACGATAAAATTTTACCAGTGGTGGATGTTTCGGGTTCAATGACATGTTCAGCAGGTAATAACCCTAATGTTACATGTATGGATGTTGCGGTATCACTAGGATTATACATTTCTGAGAGGAATGTTGGACCTTTTAAAGACTCCTTCGTAACTTTCTCATCAGAACCAACACTACAACGTCTTAACGGTTCGTTGAAGGATAGGTTAAAACAACTGTGGAATGCTGATTGGGGAATGAACACAAACATTCAAGCTACGTTTAAATTAATTTTAGGCCAAGCTGTTAAACACGGGATTTCTCAAGATGAAATGCCTACCAAAATTCTTATATTATCAGATATGGAATTCGATTCGGCAACTACAGAATCTCCTTTTTTTAACGATGGGGATGAAAGTCTCACAAAATGGAACCCAACAGCACAACAAATGATTAAAGGTATGTACGAGGATTTTGGGTATGAGATGCCAAATATAATTTATTGGAATCTACACGCTAGAAACAGTAACTTCCCAACTTCAGTAAATGAAATGGGTACAGCATTAGTATCTGGGTTCTCACCTTCAATCATGAAAAGTATTTTGAGTTGTGAGGATATTAATCCTTATAAAATGATGATGGAGACTATCGACTCACCTCGGTACGAACCAATAACGGTCTGATGGGTAGACCAAAGAATATTTTCAGCAAAAATTAAACTATTTTAATCATTACTGAGAGAGAGGTGGAAATAATCCCCCACCTTGTTAAAAAAAATAAATAAGGGATTTTTAGTCTCAGAAGTCCTAAGTAAAAAAGAGTTCAATCCGATTCTGACTACCCATCAGATTTTAAAAATTCCGTGATATATTCACGTTAACATATAAAGGAAGGTTTCAGCAACATTTAAAATATTAGACAACAACACCTTCCTGTTTTAATATTTTAACTATAAAAACCCAAAATAAGTTTTGGGTTTTTTTGTTTATTAAGTTTTTTTGGTTATATTTGTACATAAACAAAAAAATATAAACAATGGATAAAGGTAAATTAATTAATACTGAAACAATAACAGTAACTCACGAAATTGAATATTACATTGATAGGCGTATTTGGAGTGATTCTTATGCATCAGAAGAAGAAATGGCAGAGGATATAGCATCAGATTTAAATTTAAAAAGTGGTAATATAACTTTTGAAAATCGTTATTTTGAAGTTAGTGGAGTAACTTATGATGGTAAAATTATATATATTTCACAGGATGGGGAATATGACATGTATGGGGGACCTTATACACCTAAAATGGAAACACCAAAAATTCTAGTAAACGCAAAAAACATTATCCCTAAAGTAAAGAAGGCCTTCGAAGATTATGGGTGGGATTCCCCTCAGATTGACATATCTAGAACTGACATATGGAGTAATGTGGTATAAAATTAAACAGTAATATGGAAAAAAAAGTAAAAGAAAAAATTTTAGATTTATTTAAAGAAAAAGGCTTGGGTGCTATATATTATCTAAAATTGATGGGTATAGAACCTGGGGTTAAAATGTACCATTTAATTAAAGAAGTAGAAAACTTAGGGTACATCCCAAATAATACCATATCTATTGTTGAAAGTAGGATGTCTTCATTATTTGCTAGAGGGTGGGGCAATGGTTACGTTAAAATACCAGAAGACCATCCATTACATGGACAAAGTTACGTAGATTCTAATGAAATAAATTCATTGGATGTTCCTGGTGGAGTGACATATACTGATTACGACTCAGAAGATGATGGTTGGGTAATAGGTTTTGATACTGCACACGCATACAATAATCCGATTACTCACAATAAGTTTTTTGTTATGAGGGAAACTACTAATTTATTACTACAACTTTTTATCTAGTGATTAAATATTGTAATATACTTCTAGACATTTGTTCATCAAAAAATCTAGAATCCAACTCAGCTACTATTTCAGAACCACCACCAAGTGAATCGTCAATTTCATAATATATCACATATTTTGGGTAGTCGTAAACGTCCGTATATTCTAAAGATAAGTAACCGTCTTTATATGGCAGTTTATCTAATTCGTCTATACTAAATTCTCTTAATAGTTTTTTAATTTTATTTTTCATCTATAAAATTTAATTTTATAATAAATATTAACTACATTTGTATTATGGTTGAAATAATATATATAATATCATTTTTGTTATTCTTAATTGGAATATTAGGTACGATATTTCCTATTTTACCAGGTCCTTTGATTAGTTATATTGGTGTAATTTTATTATACAATTACACCGATATAGAACTAACACAAAGTATTTTAGTTTATTTGGGTGTCAGTATGGTTTTGGTATCTATTGGTGATTACCTAATACAAGTTATTGGTGTTAAAAAATTAGGGGGAGGTAAAAACGCGATTGCTGGAACAATAATAGGGATGATAGTTGGGTTATTTTTCCCACCAGTGGGTATGTTATTAGGGGCTTTTGTTGGTGCATTTTTAGGTGCTAAAAAAGATACCAATAACGAAGGTGAGGCTTTAAAAATAGCTTTAGGTGCGTTTTTAGGTTTTATTGTTGGTACTGTTTTAAAATTAATTTATTGTGTTTACATTTTTTACTATATAATAAAAGTATTATGAGGATAGGTTACGCTTGTATTAACATGACTTTAAGTGGTCAAAAACCAAAAATAACCACAAATAGGTCTATGATTAAAAAAACCTTTTTAAGTAAAGGAATTGATTACGCTTCTGAGTTAAGTTTACTAAATGTTTTGGACTTAATTAAAATAATCCAGTGGAATGAAGATAATGGTATTAATTTTTTCAGATTAAGTTCTAACATATTTCCTTGGGCTTCAGAATATTCTATTACAGATTTGACACACTATCTTAGAATAAAACATTTGTTGGAAGGTGTTGGAAATTTAACTAAAAAGTATGACCATAGGATGACCTTTCATCCAGGTCCATTCAACGTATTAGTGTCTCCAAACGAGAAAGTCGTTCAGAATACAATTAAAGACCTTTCAACACATGGTGAGATATTTGACCTAATGGGGTTGTCTCGTACACCATATAATAAAATTAATATTCATTGTAATGGTGTTTATGGTGATAAGATTTCTGCTATGGATAGATTCTGTAAAAACTTTGAGTTATTACCCGATTCAGTAAAGACTAGACTAACTGTTGAGAATGATGACAAAGCTAGTATGTACTCCGTGAAAGACTTAATGTATATACATGAACGTATTGGTATCCCTATTGTTTTCGATTATCATCACCATAAATTTTGTACTGGTGGTTTAACCGAACAAGAGGCTCTTGAAATGGCAATATCAACGTGGCCGAAAGATATTACACCAGTTGTTCATTACTCCGAATCTAAATCATTACATGAGAATAATGATAAGATTAAACCACAAGCACATTCAGACCTAATCAATAAAATGCCTAATACTTTTGGGTATGATGTGGATGTTATGGTGGAAGCTAAATCCAAAGAACTATCCATATTATCTTATTTAAATGTAGAAAATACTTTATTGTCTTAAAAATTTTTAATACTATTAAATAGTAAATCTAATTTAATAAAAATCACACACATGAAACCACAAAAAGAATTTACATTGTTGTCCGAATTAGAACCTGGGGACTTGTTTATTAGTAAGGCTAATAACGTGGGAACATATATTGGTTTAGTCGAAAGTGGTTATCAAATTAAAAACAATGATAATGGTAACATATATGTGGTACCACATGGTAAATTCCCAGTTTTCAAAATAAAATATAGATTTGATAACAATTTTAAGAAAAAGGAGTACACCATCAAACAAATAGACAAAGGTACAGCTTACCAATTTATAAAAAAATACCACTATTTGGCTGATGCAAAATTCTTCGCTAAGTTTTCTTTTGGTTTATTCAAAAAAGGGTGTGATGATTTATTGGGTGTTACTACTTTTTCTAACCCACAAGGTAATGTTGCACTTAAAGGTTGGTTTGGTTTACCCAATAGTGACCAAACGGTGTTAGAACTATCTAGATTGTGTGTTCTGCCAAATTTAAACGGAACAAACGCGACATCATTTTTATTGGGTAACTCAATTAAGTTACTTAAAAAAGAAAGTATTAGAGCGGTAATTACTTTAGCGGACAATTCAAGACACAGTGGTAGTATATACCAAGTCTGTAACTTTACTTACTATGGTTTATCAAACCCAAAAAGTGATTTCTTTTTATATGTTGGTGATGGTACTTTTAAGAAAAATTTTAGGGGTAAAACCAAAGATGCTAAGGGTGTTTGGTTACCTAGAACACAAAAACATAGGTATGCTTACATATTAGATAAAACATTAATTTGTAATTACACACCTAAAGAGTCACCCAAAAAAGAAGATTACTGTAAAAAAGAATGTGTTTGTGTGGATAATGTTGTATTTGACAAAAGATTTGAAGATAAATTTACTTGTCCTAATTGTACTAAAGAATTAAAATTATTGGAATAATTTTATAATTAAATTTTAATTTTTCACATATATCAGTTGATTTTTTATTAGAATTACGTATTTATGTATCGGACACAAATAGTCCATAATTGTTAATTAAAGTCGTGTTAAAAAATTTAAATACACGATTAAAAAAAAAAATGAAAGAAACGAAAACTTATCACGAAATCACTCAAAAGTTGAGGGATTTTTTTTTAGCTAAAAATTTTGTAGAAGTTCCATCACAATCAAGGAAATCAATTCTAGCGGCATGTGAGAATCCACACTCCGTAGCTACGTTTACTTATGACGGTGTTGTATGGCCACTACCACAAACTGGTCAAATGTGGTTGGAACATGAATTATTGAAAAACCCAGATTGGGAAGG